CCTGCGGATGCTGCGCGAGATTGAACCGTGCGATCCAGTGACGCGCGGCTACCTGACTGCGGAACTTCGCTTCGTAGAAGACGGGGGTGCCCTGCGCATATGGGCGTGGCCCGATAATGACGATCGCTATGTTGTCGGGGCCGATCCGAGCCAAGGGTTGGAGCACAGCGACAAGGCATCGGCTCACGTCATCAACGCTCGTAACGGTGAGGTAGTAGCCCACTGGCACGGCATCATCGACCCCGACCTGTTCGGCTCCGACGTGCTCGTCCCGCTCGGGCGCTTTTACCGACAGGCCCTGCTCGGGGTGGAATCGAACAATCATGGACTGACCGTCCTCAAAGCCATTCAGCGCGCTCGCTACTTCCCCATCTATTACGAGCGATCCCCGAAGTACAAGAACTCCGTCCCAACTGACGTACTTGGGTTCCACACGACGCAAGTTACCAAGCCGCTCATGATCGACGAGTTGGCGAAAGAACTGCGGCCCGAGGGCAAGCTGATTTTGCACGACGCCGAGACCCTCGCCGAGTTGCGCACCTACGTCCGCACCGACAAAGGCAAGATGCAGGGCTCGCCCTACGACGACCGGGTGATCAGCCTCGCGATCGCGAATCAGATGTTGAAGTATGTGTGGTTCTCGGACTTCACGCCCAAGAAAGATCCGCCACCAGGATCGCTCGGCTGGTGGGAGCGCCAAACCTACGGCAGCAGCTTCAGCGACGTGATCAGCGGCAAGGGCCGCAAGTCGATCACGAAGGATCGTGAGCCGATTGGCGCGTTTGCCGTGCGCCACAAGTGAGAGAATCCACCCCAACAGGAGGAACACCATGACAGTCGATACACGCATCATGACCGAGCGGCCCCACGCGCCAGGTCGCCATCAGCGCAGCGGACAGCGACCTGATTGTCGGGCCTACGCCGACTGCGTACCGTGGGGGCAGGACGGCTGGGGTGGGGGCGGCACAACGCCGCCCGCCGTTTTGGCGCTCACCGCGATAGCACCCACAACGGGCGTGATCATGGTCGAGGCATCACTCACGCTTACCGGGACAGGATTTGCGAGCGGGGCGGTTGCCTATGTTGGGCCGACAGCGATGGCGAACACCGTCGTTGTCAGCCCAACGTCGATCACTTGCAGCTTCCTGCCGACCGGCGCGGCCGCATTCGACATCACGGTCCACAACCCGGATAGCGAAGTATCGAACGCGTTGGTGTTCACCGCGACCGCCGCCGCTGGCACCGTGCTCGACGGCACCATCGACGAAGTGAAGGCGTACGTCAACGGGCTACCGAACGACGACAACCGCGACAACATCATCCAAGCGCTCGTCGATTGGGAGCGCGCCCACAAGAATCGAGCCTCACTCGTTTCGTGGCTCGATCAGCAAACCGGCGTCGAGTGAACTGTGCCTGCGGCAAGCCGGTCGAACCTGGCCGCGACGAGTGCTTTCGCTGTCGGGTGAGTGGCATCGGCTTCTCGTTCCGCGGCGGAGCCCTTGTCGGTCGCAGCGGATTCCACAAGACCAAAGGCGAGCATCTGCGTCAGCACCTTGGCACTGACAACGAGCGTGAACTCGCCAGGCGCACCGACATAGAGAGAGTTGATCCATGAAGACACAAGGCGAGTTGCTGCACTTCTATCAGGGTGAGTTGAAGCGCTCGAAGAACTGGCGCACATCGAAGACCACGAACTACGACAAGGCGTGGAAGCGGTACATCGACCTGTACCAAGGGCGCTACCTCGATGGCGATCCCTCGACCGATGCGCTCGTCGTCAACATGGTGTTCGCCACGATCAACGTGATGGCCCCCGCCGTGGCGATCAACAACCCGCGCTTCGTCGTCAACGCACGCAACCCCGAGTCGGGCTTTACCGCGATCATCACCGAAGAAGTCCTCAACTGGCTGTGGCGCGCCTATGACTACCAACGCGAGTTCCGGCTCTCGGTTCTCGACTGGTTGCTGGCCGGTCACGGCTGGGTCAAGGTCGGCTACAAGTGGACGAAGGAAGCTGAAGTCAAGCCCGCTGATGGCGACACGACGACCGCCGACGAAGTGGATGCCGGTCCCGACGAAGGCATCGACGACCGCGAGGACAAAGAGGGCAACGTCGAGTCCGAGATGAATCAGTGGAACGACGATCGCCCGTTCATCGAGCGCATCTCGATCTTCGATATGTACGTCGATCCCGATGCCCGCCACCCGAAAGAGATGCGCTGGATCGCTCAGCGCACATGGCGTCCGGTGCAGGACGTGCAAGTTGACAGTCGCTACGCATCCGGCGCGCGCAAGAAGGTCAGCGGCTCGTCGTGGTCGCGGTGGGACAACGAAGACGGCGACGCACGCGACAGCAGCGAGAAGCCGAACCCCGGAGCGATCCGCTTCTGCGAAGTGATCGAGTTCTACGACCTGAAGCGCTACAAGGTCTGCACGTTCTGCCCGACCAGCGACGAACAGGACGAGCCGGTCTTCTTGATCAAGCCGACCAAGATGCCGTACGCGTTCGGGCACCCGTTCGTGATGCTGCGCAACTACGAGATTCCCGATCACTTCTACCCGATCGGTGACGTGGCTCAGATCGAGTCGCTGCAGTTGGAGTTGAACGAAACCCGCACACAGATGTTCAACTACCGCAAGAAGTTCCGCCGTGCATGGCTGTACGCGCGTGACCGTTTCGACACCGATGGCATCGAAGCGATGGAGTCCGACCGCGACAACATCATGATCCCGGTCCAAGGCGACAACGATCCCGAGAGCGCGATGCGTCCAGTCCCGGCGATCATCACCCCGGCCGAGTTCTTCGATCAGTCGGCGATGATCAGCAACGACCTCGATCGTGTCTCGGGCGTCAGCGACTACCAGCGCGGCTCACCCAACCAGCAGGTCAGGCGTACCGCGACCGAAGCGGCCATGATCCAAGACGCGGCCAATGCACGCGCCCAGGACCGGCTCGCCAAGATCGAACTCGTCCTGTCCGAAATCGCCGAGCGAGTCGTCGGCCTCATGCAGCAGTACACGACCGGCGATCAGGTGGCGCGCATCGTCACGATGCCAGTCAAGGGCTGGGTCAACTTCGACAAGGACCGCATCGCAGGCGAGTTCGACTTCGAGGTTCAGGGTGGATCGACCGAGCCTCGCAACGAGACCTTCCGGCGTCAGTCGGCGTTGCAGATCGTCGATGTGTCGCAGCCGTTCATGCAGGCCGGTGTCGTCAACATGCCCGCCCTGTACCAAGAGTTGCTGCAGAAGGGATTTGGCATCAAGGACGCCAGCCGCTTCGTCGAGCAACCGCCGCCCCCGCCCCCGCCCGAAGGTGCCGACCAGTCGTTGCAGCAACTCGGTGGCCCGCCACCCGGAGAGCCGCCGCCTCAGGGTCCACCGCAGATGCCGCCGGGCCCAGGAGCCTCAGAGGCTGGGGCCGCGCTCGGTATGCCGCCACAAGGTATGCCGCCCGGCGGTATGCCGCCCATGCCGCCCGGTATGCCGCCTGGCATGGAGGGTCAAATCCCGCCCGAGTTGATGGCGCTCTTGATGCAACAGCAGCAAGGACCGCCGCCAGAAGAAATGATGGCGGGCGCGCCACCGATGCAGTAGTTGCCGAGCGTCACTCGTTCGTGTGACTATGATCCCGAATCACACGCGAACAACCGGAGGCAAGGATTCGTGAGTGATGCACCAGCCCCATTTGATGGGGCATCCCCGGTAGACAGTGACCCCGCTGACAGTGGACAAGTCGAGTCGCCGGATCAGTCCACAGCACCGCCAGCAGCGGAGCCCGAGTATCTCGACATCGACGACGCGACTGCCAACCGGCATGTACGGGTCAAAGTCGATGGTGAGGAACTCTCGGTCCCACTGTCGGAAGCGCTACAGGGGTATCAACGACAGGCGGCGTTCACACGCCACAGCCAGCAGCTTGCGGAGCAACGGCGAGAGCATGAAGATGCCCTCCGACTCCACCAGGCAATGCAGGTCAATCCTGGGTTGACGATGCAGGTTCTCGCCAGCCGGGCGGGGATGAGCGTTCAGGAATATCTGGGTCTCACCCAGCAGGAGCGAGCAGTCGCCGATGCCGAGTCAGAGCCAGAGTTCGATGATCCTCTGGAACGCGAGATTCATATCGAACGGCAGGCACGCCTGGCGCTCGAACAACGAATCTCGCAGCGTGACGCCGACGAGCAGTTGCGAGGCGCGGTATATGGGCTACAGCAGCAGTACGGGCTGAACGAAGATCAAGTCAGGGCAGTCGTAGGCCAGACCATGCAACTGGGGCTGGGCATCGAGTTGCTTCCGATGGTGTACCAGGCAATGGCGTTCCAAGGGATGCAGCAAGCGCAGCAGGAACTCGCGGCGAAGCAGCAATCCACGGACGCTCAGCGTCAAGCGGCAGCAGCGCAAGCTGCAGCGGTGGTCGGCAGTGGAACTGGCGTGAACGGAGGCAGTCGCACTCCTGCGAATCCGTCGTACTCGTCCTACCGAGAAGCGATCACTGCGGCCTACGACGAAGTTGAGGCACGCAGGCGCTGATCGGCTGACCCGAAAGGGAACATCCAATGGCGCTCCCGCCCCACAATCCGACCGAGTGGAACGAGTTGCTCTCGTCCACCATGCACAACGTCCGTGGCACCTATACGGACAACATCTTCAAGAAGAACCCGCTGCTCGAACACCTGCTCTCCGCAGGGCGGGTCTCGATCAAGGACGGTGGCTACGAAATCGTCGAGCCGCTCCTGTACGCGGAGGGCGAGGCCGACGTCTACGGCGAGTGGGAGGTCATCAAGGTCCACCCGACCGAGGCGCTGACCGCTGCCGCTTACGAGTGGAAGCAGTGGTACTCGACGATCATCATCAGTGGTCTCGAAGAAGCGCAGAACAATGGCAAGGAGCAGCGCATCAATCTGCTCGAAACCAAGATCAAGCAGTCCGAGATGACGATGCGCTCGAAGATGGCGAAGATGCTGTACGGCACCTACGCCAACGCCGATCCGCTGAAGAACTGGAACTCGCTTCCGTTCCTGATCGACGACGTGACCCTCGCCGGGCGCATCGACCCCGTTGCCAATCCGTGGTGGCAGTCGTATGTCGCCGCTGTCGGGGCGGTCGACGCTGCCGGTCTCGAAACCGCACTCCGCGACGCGGTGATGGGCACCAGCGACAACGGCACCGATCAGGTCGATGCGATCTTCACGTCCCCCGATGTGTACTCGTTCTACGAGTCCACGCTCACGCCGCAGGTGCGCTACACCGACACCAACAAGGCGAACCTCGGGTTCCGCAACCTGTTGTTCGAGAACGTGCCGATCATGTGGGACTCGGAGTGCCCGGCCGAGACAGCGTTCGGCATCAACTCCGAGTACGTCGGGATCACGATCCACAAGGATCGCAACTTCACGCAGTCGCCGTTCACGGCCAACCTGACCGGCTCGACTGCTCCGGGCACGGCTCCCGCTGCCGCCGAGGCGCTCGACGCGCGTGTGTCGTTCATCACGAC